AGGAAAAGGATGTCATCATTCAGACTGATCGTCATCTTTGACTTCCTTGGCGGGGTCATACTTTTCAGCATAGCCGCGCGAAATCAACTTATCCGCAATATCTGCCGGAACATCATGGACGCCGCCAGACTTGTGGCTCTGCCCGCCCCAGCTTGCCTTCTTGAGCAGATTAATCTTCATGCTTCTTCCTCCGACCACGCTTCTTAGGAGCAGGAACAGTGCTTTCCTCAAGCCCCACAGAGCGGTCCTGCTTGTCTTCTTTCGGAGCAGGCGATGTATACTCAACACGGCCCATTGCAGTAAGTGCGCGGGCCTCGTCAGCGGCAATGTTGATGACATCACCAGCTTGACGGCGCTTCAAGACAACATAAGGCATAGGTTTCTCCTCAGAGGGTGTGGTCGAGCCACGATTGGTATGGCTCGACCACTTTAGCATTACACGCCGTCGTTGTTGACCGCGAAGGACACAGCGTGGCGAACCGCAACATCAACAGTTTGCAGCGCGACGATACGAACCGTGCCGCTGGTGCTGTTGGTGTAGGGGTCAACCGTGATGTCCAGGCCGCCATACATGCCGATCAGCAGGTCGCTGAAGTTACCGAAGTAAAGATCACCAGCGGTAACTTGGTTCGACACAATGGAGCGGTAGCCGTTGATGGTGCCGCCCGGCTCAACGACGAACTGACCGGAACCGGAGTCCTTCACAGTCGTCTTCAGAGCGCCATACATGGAAGCAGGCAGGATGTAGCTCAGGTTGCCCATAAGAGCGTTGTCCTCAGCCACGGCGGTTTCCATCGCCACCACTTCGGCGAAGGTCGGATTGGCAGCAGCGAACGCAGTCGGAGCATTGATGCCCGCCGTGTTCTTGATGCCGGTCGGCGCACCGCTCGTGCCGTCACCCTGAAGCGCACCGTTGTCAATCGCCAGAGCCAGTGCGGTCGAAAGGTCGTTGCGGACCAGTGCCTCGATGTCGAGGCTCGACTGCATCATCATCAGGCGAGTGATGTCGGTGAACGCGCCAAGGGTCTTGGGCGACATGGTGACTTGGCCGAAGGTCGGCTCCGACTCAGAGGCGTCACCGCCCTCAGTCGAAATCCAGCCCGCCTGCGAAGCAGTGGACTTCTTCGGAATCTTCACGTCACCAACCAAGCCGGTCAGCATGGTCGCGCCAGCCTGCATCACCGACGAAGCGTTACGCAGAACGTCGATGAAGTCACCCGCGCGATAGTCCTCAGCAACCATTGCCGAGTCATCGGAGGTGTTCAGGTCACGTTGGCCCCACGAGCGCAGAACGTCCGTCGGGATGTAAAGACCCTGCGGGTCAACGCCAGCTTGGCGAGCGGCTTCGGCGGAAGCCTCGAACTCACCGCGAGCAGCATCAGCCGCCTTGCGGTCGCTCGGGTTTGCCATAGCGCGGATCGCACGCATCAGCGAGAAGCTCTCGACTTCCTTGCGCTCCATGCCGATGTCGCTTTCGTCCAGCGGCTTGTTGCCGATAGCTTCCAGCAGATCGCCACGGAATGCGGCGAGGTCTTTGCCTTCGGCAATGGCCTTATCCGCAAGATCGCGCTGATTGTGCTTGGCCGCGAGACGATACATCTCGGCGGTGTCTTTAGCAGCGGCGCGGGCAGCTTCGGCCTTCACCGCGTCCACATCAACGGTATTTTCATCCGTCATGGTAGTCTCCTTTTCGGGAGTTGAGGGTTTACGGGTTTGAAGGTCGTCATCTGCGTTGCGCCCCACGCCCACTGTCCGGTCGGCGGGAATGCTCACGACAGAAACTTCCATTGGCATCCAGCCCTTCACGCGGTAGGACTCTTTGCCCTCGCGCTCAAGCTGAGCTTTGGTCAGGTCATACCCGACCGAGATGTTGCCGCGAATGCCGTCAACAACATCTTCAAACACGTCTTTGGCAAGCCCGTTCCTTCCGAAACGAACCGTCGCCCGCAACCTACGGGCCGAGCCATCCAACGCGATTGATTCAACCACACCAATCTGCTGCCGTGGATCATGGTCCAGCAGCGTCCAGATCAATGCTGCCTTCCGAGTGGTCCAGAATTTCCATGCCGAAGCTGCGCTCAACAGGCTCTTCGCTCGATACAGCGATGCGAACCCGGCGGCTGTCTTCGTCAATCGCCTCATCACCAATGCTGGTGGCGCGATATTCAATCTTAGGGGTGGCAGAACGCTTGCCGACCTTGCGAAGCTCACTGAACCGATGACCAACCATGACGCCGGATGCTTCCCAGCCATCCTCGCCCTCGCGGTAGACCTCGATCATCGCAGCAGGATCGTCTTCGTCGCCATTGATAATGACATCGGCGTCAGGCACGTCAATCTGCCCGTCGCGCTCAATCCGCTCAATCTGGCCGTATGCCTCACCGCCGCTTGAGTCCCATTCGACCCAATCGCCCACCGAAAGCTCATCCGGCTCTGCCCGCGTTTCCTCAGCCATATCATCCTCGCTGGTTTCCAGCATTATTCCATAACTGTTGCTTTCTTGCAACTGCGACCGCTCATCGTCTAGCCGCTCAGCAATCTGACGTGACCACGAGAAGCCTGCATCACCACCCCAAAGCGCCCAGGCTATCCGACCCGCAGACGGATACCCGTCCTCGCCGGGACTGAACCCTTCTGCTTCCTTATTGTCCTCATGGCGGCTGAAGAAGCTGAACATGCGCTTAACCGTTTCCTCAGACAAGTTGCGCCCGTTCACAATGTCACGCGCACGGGCAACACCAACTTCGGTGCCGCCACGGTCGTATTCCTCGCGCCAGTCAAGGCCGCGACGGGCCTCTTCCTCCATGCCCTCTGTCGGCTTATACGACTCCGCCATCTTCGCCTCCGTCAATGTCTGCCGGGACCGGCTGCTTTTCGCCAAACGGCTCATACGCCATCGCAAGACCGTAACGATCAGCCGTTTCCTTATCCCGCTGGATTTGGCTGAAGGTTTCCTCTGCATCGCGGCCATAGTTGGCGGCAATGTCGGTGTGACTCAGAATGCCGTTCTGCAAGCCTGTCACCGCAGCGTTCATTTCCTTCTGAGGATCAACCCACTGGAAGCCTCGTGCGCGGAAAGAATAGTCCTCAGTGAATTTCTCGAACTTACCGGGACCGTTGATCGGAATCAGCGCCATGTCCATCACATGCTCAAGCCAGACACGATAAAGCGGGTCCATCACATGCTCAATCATGAAAGCGTGAAGCGAGCGGTAGAAATCCCGCTCCTCAAGCGCACCCTGCCGGATCGACGAATAGCTGGTGTTTTCCAAGTCGTTTGCAAGTGACGTGTAGCTAACCCCCAGACCGCCTGCGATGCCGCGCAAGATCGACTTCTCAAAGTCTGCGAAAGCACTGGTCGGATGGTTTGGCTCAAACGCTTGAAACTCTACGCCAGCAGGCAACTGGTGGAATGTGCCAGCCTCCGCGTCGTAGATCGGCGTGTAATCATCCTCGTAATCATCCGCCGTGTATCCATCACCGCTAGGCGATGTGAAGAAACCCATCTTTGACGCCGCCGTGCGAGCCGCAACCAGTTCGGCCTCACGATAGCCGTGCAGCATCTTCAGGGCCAAGATTGCAGCGGTCGGCCACGGAACACCGCGTGTCTGCCCAGCCCGAGACGGCTTGAAGACGTGGATCACCTCGTCAGCAGGCATACGAATGCGCTTCTGCCCCTTGGCAAGGGTCGTGTAGTCGTAATCGCCAGGGTGCGAGGTGAGAACGTGATACGCGACCGGCCTGCGGTATTCATCAAGCTCCACACCCATGCGGACCTGATTGCCGTTGCGATACCGCTCGTTCATCTCGTCATCAATGCGGTCAGGCTCGATGATCTGCAACGCAATCTGGTGCCGGAAGGTCGGACCACGAACAATGCGCAAGAAGACCTCACCGTCACGGGCCATGCCTGTGATGATGTGGTTCTGCAAGTCCAGCATACTCATTTGACCGTCAACCGTCGGACCGCCCAAGCGGCTGAACTCCGCCCATGCGTTCTCAATGATACGGTTGCCGCCACGGTCAATCGTGCCGTCAGGGTTACGGGCCTTGACTTGCAACTTCATCCCCCGCTCGCCCACGACATTCGTGCGCAGCAGGTGCAAATACCGCTGGAAGTATTCGTTGTTGCGCTCTAGGTCACGGGACCGATTGCGCAGATCAGGAAGCGCCCAGCGGATTTCACTATCCGCGCTCCTGTCGCCGGGGCGGAAATCAGCGAAAAGCCGCCCCTTCCCGGCGGCGGCATACATGCGCTTGCGCTGCGGCTTCGGGGTCCGCTTGAATAGGTCCATAATGCCCATTTAGCTAAACCTCACTTTGACCGTTGAGCCGCTCGGCTTGCCACGCTTGATCCGCTCCTTGACCTTTTCCTGCTGAAGCTCACGCCGATACACGTCACGCGCAGAAATCAGCTCTTCAAAGGTCATCTTCGTCAAAGAACGGCCAGCGATGCTATAGTTGCTGACATCCGAATCCGCCTTGCCCTCAAGGATGGACTGGATTTTCGTCACCATGATTTCCGCATGGCTACGCGGATCGGCCTGATTGATGTCCAGGTCAACAATGGCATCAAACGCACCACGGTCCACCACGAGGCGGTCGCCTGTTTCCGTCTTGGTAATCTCAAGCTGCCAGTGATAGTAGCCCGGTTCGAAAGTGGCAGTCGTGGTGCTGTCAGCCGTGAAAAGATACGTCCCACCACTTTCTGTCGCGGCCAGCTTGATTTCACTTGACCCGCCACCAGTAATTCTGGCAACGTATTCCGCAGAGAAATCAGCGGGCGGATAATCAGCCACCAGATCGCTGCGCTTCCACTGAAGGAAATCACCCACGACAATCTCAAGAGGCTCGCCTTCAGGAGCGTTGTCTGGGTCAAATAGATTCGCCATCACTTGTATCCGTGGACGAAGCTGTTGCGCTTAGGCATCACTCGCCGCTTTTTGGGTGGACCAGTCCGTTCTGCGGATTGTAACTTATTTTGGGCCTGCTTGTAAACAGCCTCAAGGTTTACGTTCAGCAAAGCAAGCGCCGCTGTCGCATAAACGCGGCAGTCAAGCGCCTCGTTCCGCGTCCGCACCTTAACCCATTCCTTTTTCGGCCTGCCTCGAAAATACTTGGTGATCCGCTTTTCAGCCGTCAACATCCTGAAGTATTCCTCGTCCCGATCCAGCGGGAAGTGACAATAGCCTTCACCCGGCTCAAGCATCTTCAGCCGCGCATAGACAAGCTCTTTCGCCGTGTCTGTGCCGACCGGGAACAAGTTGATCTTGCCGATATTGTTCTTGCTCGGCCTGCCAATGATCGGCTTGGCATCGCCGCCGATACCCTTAATCGCAAAGACCCGCTTGCCAGCCCGCGTTTTGGCGTAGTTATAGACCTGCTGCGTGTAGTGACCGCCAGAGTCAATACACGCCGACCTTAGCGTCATCTGCCCCTGCGTCGGATGCTCATACGAGCGGAAAAGCTCCTCATCAAGCCGTAGCCATAGATCAGCCGTAGACGGATCGCCGTAGATCGCGCGGTAATCAATCGACCAGCTTTCCTCGCCGCGCCCCCATGCGACCACCTCGTATTCCAAGCGGTCATCCTGCACGTCAATTCCTGCCGTGAGGACCAGTGCCTCCTCGGGCAACTCACCGCCCCAGTCCTCTCGGCGGTCCAGCAGATCATGCTCGTCCACCTGCTCGCCCTGTTCCTCCCAGCTTTCGCCAAGAAAGGTGTTCACCCAGGTCTTCAGCCGCATCGGATCGCGTTTGGCGGCAAGAAAGTCCCTCACAGTGTCTTCAAGCGGGGTCCAAGGCGAATACAGGCCACTCAAGTGGAACCCAGCCGTCTTGCCGTCGCCTTCTGCCGTGGCTTCCCACTTGCCATATTTGCATCCGTCCAGCAGCTTCCGCAATGCTCGCAAGTGTATTCTGCCGTATGCGGCTGGCCTTCTTGCCATCGAACATTCGCCCACTGAAGAACTTGAAGCTCGTCACAGTCTGGACACGGCACAAAATACTTGCGCTTGTCGCTTTCCTCGTAAGCCTGCTCGATCCTGCTGGCCCCTTTTTCCGTCGGGGTGCTGACGAGGATGATCTTTCGGTTCCAGAAAGTCGCAGAGCGCCGCTTTGCCAGTCCTACAGGATCGCCTTCACTACCGGCAGAAAGCGGATAACGGTCAACCTCGTCGCACAAAATGATGCGACAGGGCCGAGATGCCAGAGATGATGGGCTGTTGGCACCACAGGCCGTCACATGACCACCAGCAAAGACCTTGTGCAGCGTTGTGTTGCCGCTATCCCGGCTCCGAGGGTCTTTGATCTTGCTCGACAAAGCCGGAGTGTCCCGAATAGCCGGTGCAAGCCTGTCCTTTGACCAGGTTTGCGCCATTTCCAGCGTCGGTTGCACCACAAGCATTGGCGCAGGGTCTTGGTGGATGTGAAAGCCAACCACGTTGTTGATAAGCTCGGTCTTGCCGATCTGAGCGCCGGTCATAAGCACGACATTCTCAATCTCAGGGTCAGAAACAGCGTCCATCATGCCGCGCTGGTATTCCGCACGACTGGTTGACCACCGGCCAGCCTCGGCACTGCTCTCACTGGAAAGCTGGCGATAGGTATCCGCCCATTCGCTTACGGTCAGCTTCGGAGGCGGCTTCAGAGACTTGGAAGCGGCCTGCTGAAGC